AGCGGACGATCCCGGCGATGGTGCACGATCCATTAGATCCTGAGGATGTAGCGGACAAGTTGCGGGGTCAGAAGACGGAAGATCATAGCGTGGACGCGTTGCGGTACGGGGTATGTGCGGAAGCGGGTCCGGTGGTGGACGAGACGCCGTTGGAGATGCGCTGGGGATGACGGTGAGTACGACGGGTGGTGAGCTGGTGACGGACGGGTTGTGGACGCACCGCGGGAAGATGCGCGTGGGTGTATTTGAGGGTGCGCTGAGGACCAAGGCGGGACCACCTGTTGACACGGACTTTGTGACGGTGGTTGACGGGCTGATGGTGCTGGACACGACCAATCTCCGGTTATACGTACGGAGTGGGGGATTGTGGAAGTCGGTGGTGCTGGCATGACATTGGCCGAGGTGCTCGAGGAATTGGAGCGGTCGCAGGTGATTGACGCCTGGGTGAAACGGATGATTGTGGAGCGGATCATGCAGTACCGCGCGCAGCACACGGAGGCACCGCTGAGGCCGCCGTGGGACTGGGCGAGGGACACCTGATGGCTGAGGCACGAGCGTACACATCGTCGCAGGAAGAAGCGATGGAGAAGGCGACGATGGAGCTGGCCGAGGAGTTGAAGAACCAGTTCCGCGATCGCGACCAGTTGTACTCGGATATTGACGCGGTGTTATTTGGGAATCTGCCGGTGAGCATTCCCGAGGCGTATCGCAAGACGGCGATCGAGATCAGGTCGCCGATGGCGCTGGATATTGCGACCAGTGTGACCGCGGCGCTGAGCACGAATCCGATGACGGTGAATTTTAAACCGATCGGCTTTGGCGACGTGTACCAGCAGAACAGTACGTTGCGCGAGAAGTTTTTCGAGGCGAGCTGGCTCAGACAGGAGCAGGAAGCAAGACGGCCACTGCTTCGATTGTTTCTGTGGTCCTTAGTGGTTAAGGGAGAGGGAATCTTAAAGACGGTCGAGCGGTGTCATACAGCGTGGGCGGACTATCCGAAGAAGGCTGGTGAAGTGGAGAAGATGCTGGCCGAGGCAAAGGCGTACGACCAGCACGCCCAGGACACCATGTACGACCACGAGACGGAGCAGGTGAAATTGGGATTGCCGTACCCGATCGCGACAACGGACGTACCGCCCGAGACGTTTTACTACACCAAGAACGAGAACGGGTTCACGTCGTGTGTCGAGATCAAAGAGGTGCCGTATCAGACGGCGCTCGAGAAGTTCGGGGCGGGGTTGGACTCGAGTGGGAACGTGGTCGACCCGAAGACGTGGAGTGGGTTAGATCCTCGGGCCGCGGAGTTGGCCAGGGCCGAGTGGGGTCGGCTGATGAAGTCGAGCGGTGGTGGCAAGATCGGCACGACCAACACGATTCGGTGTATCGAGGCGTGGGACTGGCAGTGCCAGGTCATTTTGCTGCAGGGGCCGAATCAGAGGAATAAGAGCGGCAGGCTGGGCGAGGGGACGTTGTGCAAGGTGGTCAGGCACGCGTACGGGGATCCGTTGTTGAAAGTATTGAAGGGGCCGTACTTTCACGCGCTGGGGATCACGACGGCGAGCAGGTTGCCGGAGCACGCGGGTCTGAGCGTGCTGTACCAGTATCTGAGTTTGTTCCCGCTGGTGGATTCGTTGCTGACGATGCAGGCCAATGCGGCGTATATGACGGGCTTCCCGGCGTTCAAGAAGACGACGCCACCGGGCCAGGTGGCTGGGCTGGGTACGGCACCGTATGGCCAGGATGGCAGGGAAGGCCGCAAAGCGGAGCAGATCGAACCGGGCAAGCTGTACCCGTTCGACGTGAGTCCGATTGACCAGCCCAGGTCCGGCGTGGACTCGGATAAGTTGTACGGGAACGTGAAGCAAATGCTGGAGAGTGCATTACCCAGCAGCGTGCAAGGCATGGTGTCCGGAGACACCTCCGGCTATGCCCTGAATCAGGCAGCATATTTAGCCCGGCTTCAATGGGATCCGATTGTCAAGAATGCCGAAGTGGCATTAGGCGAACGAGTTGGATTTGAATCGTGGTGTATCGAGAACCGGATTAGCGAAAAAGTGTACGCGTGGGGCGAGATCGAGGCTAAGCAGGGCAAGAAGACGATCTCGGGTCAGTCTAAGGCGACGTGGCTGGGCATTGGTCCGGAGGATCTCAAAGGAGTCCACCGTTACGAAGCGACGTTAGCGCCATCGACTCCGTCGAATGAGATTGTGGCGACACGGGCGATCGGCGAGAAGATGCAGTTGAAGCTGATCACGTACGAGGACGCGGTCGAGCAGTCGGGGAGTAACCCGGACGAGGTCGAGAAGAGCTGGTTGTTGCACGACCTGAAGAACTCGCAGGAAGTGCAGGCCATGTTGAAGAAGGCCGTCTTCGAGAAGGTGGCCACGATCCAGACGGAACGGATGCAAGCGGCTGGTGCGCCTCCGCCGGAGGTGCTGGCTGGACAGAGCGGGCTGCCGGGTGGAACACCGGGAGCGCCGAATCCTGGGAACGTGGGTGGCCCACCGCCGAACCCGGTTCCCAGCCCAGGTGCCGGGCTCCCCCTGGCGCCTCCTCCCCCAGCGGGGATGGTGGGCGGCGCTCTTCCACCTGGCGGAATCAGTGGCAACCCCAACGTTCAGGGGCCGCCGGCGAACATGCTGCCGCTACCGGGAGCTGGGCCGTGAAGCGGTCAGGTGTCGAGCGTTTCGTCCCAGTTGCTGCCGAGTGTCCATGCCAGCGCGGACATACGGCCGCACAGAAGGCCCCACTCAAAGTCGGTCAGCTCGAGTCCGTCGAGCCCGTAATGCAACTCGACTTCGCGCGCGGGCGCCCGGCCAACCTCAGGTTCGCCATGCGCGTGATGGCGCACCCACCAGACCTTGTCCCACAGTTCGCTGTAGGCATCGCTGATGGCCTGGTCGTTGCGTCGAATGACCAGTTCCGACGCGCTTTCGTCATCAGACTCAGGGATGAGCTCGACCTTCTCGCCAGTGGCGTTGTAAGTCACGGGATGGCCGTTCGGGCCGCGGCTATCGGGGGTCAGGGGGTCTTGCGATGTGGCGAGATTGGATCGCCGGCGCGGGTTGCCCGAGGGGAGCGTGTGATTGATCTCAATCATGAGTGACCTGTTCGGATTGGGCGCGCAGCGTCTCATGCACTCGGGCCATTTGTCGGAGGCCGAAACTACGGCGTCGACCCTGAAGCACGCGGTTTGTTTGATCCGGGAACCGCTCGGCACGTTTTTGTCGTTTCGGCGCAGCCGCTGGTTCCGAAGAGATAGAAGGCGCTGGCTGTTCTTGTTGTTCCAATGGAGCAACCGGTGGTTGTTGGTCCACTCGCGCGCGCGGACTATTTGTCAGAGGCCCCAGGCCAGGGAGAACGCCTCCGATTTTGGCCGGGAGTTTTTCACCGGGCACCACCATTTCGACACCCCGATTTGCACGAGCGCCGCGATTGTTCGCTTCGGTTCCGGCAGTGGCGATCTGAGCGGGGCTGCGAAGTACGAAGCGAAAGGGCGGGGGCTTGATGCCGTTGTCGAAGAGCAAGAGCGCTTCTTGGACAGACGGCGGCGTGAGATACAGGTAGCGCTTGCCAACACGAGGGTCAGTCCAACGGATGCTGGCCAGGTCGACGCTTACTGCCTTGGCGTGCGGCACGGTGGCCTTGATCGCGTCCGCGATCATGCAGTGCGCGGAATCCTGCGGAATAGCCTGGTCGATCTGGGCGCTGGTTACCGCGACGGTGACTCGTGTCACCTTCGACCGCGCCGTCTCGGATGCTTGATCCATGTGCGAGATTCTAGCAGGGACTCGGCCTGTCGTGTGCGAGATTCTCGCAGATGAAGCGACCGATGCTGCACCACAGTCGGTTTTATTACTGGTTCGTGGTGCTCAGTGGCATCAGTGGCGGCTACTGCTCGAGTGATGGGCAGCCAAGGCGCAGACGATGAGCATGTATGCGGACGTGCCGACGGGAACGGGTGTCCCTCCGTCGACCGGGGTGGCAGAGGAGGAGTCGGGTGTGCGAGCCCCGGCTCCTCCCGAGCCGATGCGGACGCATAGGCCACCGAATCGGTCGAATCCTCTAGAGGACATAGCCAATGACCTGGCGCTGTGGATCGACCAGACCGCAACGGAGGTGGCACTGGCGTTTGCGCCGGGCCGAGCTCCGTTTGCGGCAAATCTGACGGAAGCCCAGAAGCTCGACTTTTACACGCGCCAGCTTTTCAATCCCGACGGTTCACCGAATCAGCAGGGTCGAGCCCAGCAGGTGGCCAGACTGGGCGCGGAACAATTTGCTCAGGTGTACCAGGCGGTGGTGCGCGCCAATCCCGAGTTGAAGCCGCCGCCGGTACCGCCGATCACCATTCCGCCGATGGCGCCACCGGGGCTGCCGCCGATCATGCCACCACCAGGAGCCTGATGCTATGCCGCCGATGACCTACGCCGACTACAACCAGAACAATCTGAACCGTCAGACGGCAGACGACCTGGCCAAGCAGGAGTACCAGAGGACGCTGGCCCAGACTGGGCGGGATGACCTCGCGCTCAAAGCGGCGCAGTTTGCCTGGTCGAAAGTGATGGACGAGGCCAATCTCACGGGCATGTACCAGGGTCAGTACACGATGCCCACCCAGCAGAACTTCGCCCAGATGTTTGGTACGTGGGGCGCGCCGACGGCGGGTCAGCAGACACTGACCGGGCAGCAGCAGGACTGGCAGCAGGCGTACAACACGGCCAATCAGTACGGCCAGTACTACGGCACGGGTCAGGCGCCCGCCGTGGGCACCCAGACGCAGAGTGCCCAGGAGCAGGCGTATACCCAGTGGCTGCGTGCCCAGCAACAGCACCTCGCCGAGCAGACCCAGCAACAACAGGCCGCGAACCAGTATCTGACGCTGCTCAGCAATCTGAGAGGCCCCGCGGATTGGGCCAAGTATCAGGAAGTGCTCGGTGCCGGCGGCAACATGAACAATCTGGCGGCCGCGGCCATGGGCCAGTATGTACCCGGCGGAGGCGCCACCAGTGGCATACAGCCACAAGCAGCCAACCTGAACACGCTGTACAGCCAGGTCGCTGGTGCCGGTGGCTACCAGCCGCAGCAGCCGAATGTCGCGGCGTTCACCCCCCAGGGGTCGGTGGCGCAGGCGACCCAGCCGGCGGCCAACTATCAGTACAGCCCGACGGACACGGGCTCGCAAATCAACCAGAGTGGTTGGGCCGGGGCCAATGCACAGCCAACCCAGGCGCAGAACGCGCTCGGCAATGGCACCAATACCATGGGCGCTCAGCCGACCCAGGCCCAGCAGATGAACCTGCCCGCGCCGAACCAGATCGCCATGCAGAGCTGGAAGAATCTGGCGCCGAGCCAGCAGCAGAACCTGCTGGGCGGGTACGAGGCGCAGGGCTGGTACAAGCCGGACGTCGAGGCGCTCATGAACCAGAGTCTGCCGAAATATGGCAGTAACGCCGCGACGGCGGGGACGTGGCGACTGCGGTGAACATGCTGCCGGATGTTGACGAGGATGCCTGGACGCAGGACCAGTCGCAGCAGTTCGGCGCGCACATCAAGCAGCGGCTCGACTCGTTCGGTTTCGGCCATGTCATCAACGAGCAGTTGTCCAATCTGGGCAGCCTGATCAATCCACCGCCACCACCTGAGCCAGCACCGCCGCCTCCACCGGAGCCGGCACCGGAACCACCGCCGCCACCTCCGGAACCCGTGCCCGAACCGGCGCCAGCGCCGCCGGTCCTGCCGACGCCGGCTGCAGAAGAGCCCGCGCCCGTACCATCAGCAGTGGCGGCGCCGACCGGTCCGACTCTTCCTTCAACACCACCTGTTGCCACGGCTCGGCCGGCGCCGTCACCGGTCTCCGACTGGCAGCGCGAGCTGATCGGCAGTGCGCTGGGTTCCGTGGCGAAGGCTGGCGGTGACGTCCAGACGTTCGCCTCGAGCCTGAGCGGCGACCTGGGCAGCGATCCGCAGAGCATGATCGGCCAGTTGCTGGGGGGGGCCGCGAAGGCGGGCGCCGACGTGCAGACGTTTGCCAGCAGTCTCAAGGTGCCGCAGATGCCTGCTGCCGGGTCTGACGGACAAACGCCGGCTACACCCGGCGGCCCGCTCCAGGACTACGCCCGTCAAGCGGCCTCCAGGGCTGGGGTTGATCCGGACATCTTCGTCCGCCAGATCCAGCAGGAATCGGGCTTCAACCCCAGCGCCCGGAGCTCCGCGGGCGCGCAGGGCATCGCACAGATCGTGCCCAAATATCACCCCGGCGTCGACGTTACGGATCCGTACGCGAGCCTGGATTACGCGGCCAACCTGATGAAGTCGAACGTCGACAAGTACGGCGGCGACTACGGCAAGGCGTTGGCGGCGTATAACGCCGGGGCCGGTGCGGTGGCCCAGTACGGCGGCATCCCGCCGTTCGAAGAGACGCAGCGCTACGTCTCGAACATCCTGGGTGGCGCCAAGCAAGCGCTTGGTGGCGCGGTTCAGGCGGTCCAGCAGAAGGTCTCGGACATCAGCCAGTTTGGCAATCCGCAACTGACCAACGACGAGGCATACGCCGCGTGTGGTCCGGCGGCCGCGGTCAGGTTTGCCCAGCGCTTTGGTCGGAATCCAACGCTCCGCGAAGCGACCGACCTGGCCAAGACGGTCGGCTGGACGAGTGCCCAGGGTATGGCTGGTCTCGGCTCCGAGAAAGCGCTCATGGACAAACTGGGCGTGCCGACCAGGCTGGTCAGTGGTGCCGATTGGGGCACGTTCGCCGAGGAGGCGAAGACCGGCAACCCGGTGACCATTAGTACCTATAGCCCACAGACGGGCGGCCATTACTTCACCGCGGACGGGTGGGATCCACAGACCAATCGCTTCCACGTCGGCCGTTCCGGTCTCGATCTGACGGGTGGCAGCGAGTGGATGACGCCCGAGCAGATGACCCAGGTCATGGGTCCGGTCCAGGGTGGTCTCCTCGCCGACAACCCGACGGTCGCCAGTCCGAGTCTGGCTGACCCGGCCGCCTCGGTGGGCAATGCGCGTCAATCGATGGGTCAGAACCTGCTCACGCAGGGCATCATCGACCCGCTCAAGGGCGTGTTTGCCGCGGGCGACCTGCCAGCGGGCTACGTACCGGGCACGTCGGTTGGTTCGCCAGGTCTCGAGGGCAACATCCTGCCGGGCGGCAGGCGAGGACCGGACCTGCCCAGCTTCAGCGATATCGGCCGGAGTGTGGGCTCGGGTTTCGATCAACTGGGCACGACGGCCAGTCAGACGCAGGCCAACCTGCAGCAGCAGATCGATCAGCTCACCCAGCCGGCGGCGTCGAGTGCGCGTGAAGACGCGCTGCGTAACGCGTTGGGCATTGGTCCAGGTCAGTTGTTTGGCGATCTGGCTGCTTCGAGTCGAAGCTTGCCTACGCCGACGACCGGTCCGTCGGGTGAGCCGATCCCGGATATCGGTGGTAGTGCACGAGCGTTGATGGCCGAACTCGATCGTCAGCGTACCGAGTCACTGGGCGCGGGCAAGTCATTGCAGGAACGGTTGCTCAATCCGACGACGTACCTGCCCGGTGGTGCGGCTGACCTAGGTGGGGCGATCTCGGCGTATGCGCGTGGTGGGGGTCTGTCACTGCCAGGTGTCGATACGCCGCTGGGCAACATCGGTGGTCCCGAAGTGCTCGGGTTGCTGGCCAACCTGGCTATCCCGAGTGGTGCCGAAGAAGCGTTCGGTCCGGGTCCGTTGCGCACGTTTACTGCGGCCCAGCGCGAGGCACGGCGAGCGTTGGCTGATCCGGCGCTGGTCGACGTGGTTGCCCAGAAGGCGATGGAGGTGCTGCGCAGTCCGATCGCCCAGGAGGCATTGCGGTCTCGTCAGCCGGCCCAGGCCGAAGCTGGCTTCGCCGCTGGTCTCCTGCGTCCTCCTGCACGCGTCGCGAACATTGCTGAGGCAGCCACGCTTGACCCGTCGCTGCGTCAGGCGGCGCTCGACGCGGACAAGATTCTGGCCCAGCACGCGGACGTAGCCGCTGGGCGCATCCCGACTAACACGGTGCCCAAGGACGTGCGCGATGTGTTCGACACCAACTTGCGTTTGCGCGAGATGATCACCGACCGCCGCGCGCCGATTCAGGCTGTCGAACGTCAGGCCGAATTTGCGCTTGGTCGACCGATGACGACCGACGAGCAGGCGTGGGTATTGTCGCGTACCTACGAGGGCCACCAGGACGTTGCACTTAACAGGATGGAGCAGGAGCTTTCGCCCGCCCTGCGGCAGGTGGCCAGCGAGGATCGCCCCTTGTTGGACGCGTTTCTCGAGCAGAGGGACAACGCCGAGAAGGCGGCCGGAATTGGCCGTCGCGTCGAAAGCGGCATCCTCGACACTGAGGTCGGTCCGGTTGCGGGTCAGGCCGAGCTAGATCGAGCCAACCAGCGCGTCAATACCCTGGAGACGCAGCTCGGGCGGGCCGACACCGAGGAGTTGGCCGCGCGCGTGCAGTCAAGTCTTGACCAGGCGCGTCGTGTCCAGACAAAAGCGCAGCAGACGGTCGACCAGGCCACTCAGGCCGCGCGTGACTTTCAGGCCACACTCGCTGGCAGTGAAGGTGCGCGAGCCGCGGAGCGGCGCCAGTTCAGTGGTGGCGCAATCATGCAGGATCCCGCAACTGTCGATGCGGCGTGGTTGGCACGGGTCGGTCCCGAGCGCTTCCAGACCTTTCAGAACGCGCGCGAGGCGATTGCCCAGAACGTCGATAACTTGCGCACGCGCATGGTCGAGTCGGGGGTGTGGAGCCAGGAGCAGGCCGACCACTTCAAGGCCAACTATCGCAGCTATGTTCCTACGCACATCATCGAAGGGATGAGCGACTCGGCGATCGAGGGCTTGCCGCACGGGGGACGCACCTTCAGTGTTGGCGGCACGGGCATCCACAGTTTGAGCGTGCCCGGCACGACCAAGGCACGCGAGTCGCCGCTCAAGTCGCTGGTGCGCATGAACTTTCACGCCGAGGAGCTCGCCCAGCGCAATGAGGTCATGCGCCGCATCGCCAACTGGGGCGACATCGAAGGTATGCAGCCGTTCGTCCGAAAGCTCAAGGCCGATGAGGCGCCCGGCACGGGCTATGTGGCGAAGTCTTATATGGACGGCGCCAATGGCAAGCAGCGCATCGCGGTGCCCAGACAGATGGAGCAGGCACTCACGCTCAGCCCTGGTCCGCAGAGTCTGATCCATCTGGCGTTGCAGGCTGCGGGTGCGCCGCTACGGCTGGGCGCGACGGCATTACGCCCGGCGTTCGTCGCGACCAACATGGCCAACGACGTGTTGTGGAGTCTGTACCGCGTCGCGGTCGAGGCACCCAACCCGGTCGAGGGTGTACGCGCGATCAATGACATGGGTAAAGCTCTGGCCACGGTGTTGCATCTGCCGGGTGGCGATCAGGCTCTGGCCCAGCGTGCTCGAGCGGCCGGTGCATCGATCGACATGCAGTCGCGTTTCACGAACCCCGAGTTGATCATGCGCGAGTTGGCTGGTGACCACATCTGGGTCCGTCCGATCCGTACCACCGGCGACGTCGGTGACATCCTGAAGGATGTGGCCGGTGCCGCGGGCGACGTGGCCGGTCTGGCCTGGTCGCGTCCGATTGGTGCAGTCGCGCGTCCGCTGTAGGAGTTTCCACGTCTTGCCAAGTTCGCGACCGCCGAGCGGCGCGGTGCCAGTCAGGCCGAAGCCGCACTGGCCTATCGCAAGCAGACCGCTGACTTCGGCGCGGGTGGCACGCTGACCAAGCAGCTCAATGCAGCGATTCCATTCCTGAACGCGACGACCCAGGCGTCGACGGAATTCGTCAACATGAGCGCTCAGAACAAGACTCGTTCGGCAGCGGCGATGGCGACGATCATTGGTCTGACTGTGGCCAATGAGATCTACAACCGGACTGTGGGTGGCGATGACTACGCCGACGTGACGCGCAAGACCAAGGGGGCCGGGTTCCCGATCATGTCGCCGGTGCCGGCCGAGGGTGACGGGAAACGTGGTCTGTTCTTTATCCCCGTGCGTGGTGGACCGGGCATGGTCATCCCGATCGTGCGCGAGGCGATGGGTCGCATGCTGGGCGACAACCCACGCACCTGGCAATCGCTTGCTCTGGAAGTGTTCGGGTCGCTATCGCCGGTCGATCCGGATATCGGCGGTGGTGCGCTCGGGTCGATCACTCCGCCTGTCTTGCGTCTGGGTGCTGAATTGAAGTCCAACTATGACACCTATCGCCAGCAGCCGATCGTGCCCAAGTCGCTCGAGGGATTGTCGCCGAGCGAGCAGTACGGCCCGCAGACCTCGCAAGTCTCACGCTACCTGAGCAAGTCGCAGATTCCTGGCTTTAGTGGTCAGCCGGCGGTCGGTATTGACTACGCCGTCAAGGGTTTTTCACCTGGTCCAGGTGAGGCGCTGCTGGGTGCCGCTGACGCGATCATTGGTATGACTGGTCATAACCTGCCCGAGCGACCCGAGAAGGGCGTGCCGGGTGCGCGCGACGTCCCGCTGATTGGCGGCATCGCTGGGCGATTTCTGCGGACCGCGGGCGAGCAGCGTCGGACGGATGCCTATGACCGTGCCCAGGCAGTGGTCGATCGCAGCCGTCAGGTAGCACTGGACTCGGTCCAGAACAGCAAGACGTACCAGGCGTCGACACCCGACGAGCAGCAGAAGATGATCCGCGCCATGGAATCCGAGATGACGGCCAATGCTCAGCAGCGCGAGGGTGTGGTGGCCACAGTCAAGGATCTGGGGTTACCCAACAAGTATCTGGGCGTCAAGGATCCGGCCAAGGAGCAGCAGATCGATGACGCCATCTCAGCGATGACTGCCTGGAAGGCGCGTAAGGGGCCGGTTCCAACAGCCAGGCAGCAAACGTTGGCGACGGCCTACAGCGGTCGGATCAATCAGCGTTACACGCTCGCGACCAAGCGTCAGGCCAGGGAGATGACCGGTGTCCGTGCCACTGCTCGTGCGGCAGTCACAGCCGACCAGGGCTAGTAACGGCGGAAGCGGCCCTCGTAGATGGTGATGTGGAACCTCTTCATGAGCCAGAGCCCGAGAGCAATAGCGATTACTCCGAAGACAATGACGTTCACCAGGGCGTCAGTACCGAAGATGAAGAGGACGGCTGGGAAGACGCCCAGGAACAGGATCCAGCCGATGGCGAAGATGGTCTTATCGCTCATGTCTTGCGAATCGCACTATAGCCGGTTCGGAGTGAGGGGGAAACGATATGCCTGACACCCTAGACATTGATGCCGAATCACAGCGGCTCAAGAAGCAGATCGATGCTGCGGAAGAACTGGTCGCCACGACGGCTGATCCCGACGAGAAGTTGGCGGCTCAGACTCGTCTGGACAAGCTTAACGATGACTACCGCCTGATTTTGATCGCGCGGTCGAATGCGCTCAAGCCGACGCCTGGTGCTGGTGTCGACACGGTGACGGTGCCTGGCGTGGGCGCATTCACGGTCGATAAGACCTCTGGTGCCTGGACACCGGGACCGGCCGCGGTACCACCGAATCTCGACGAGCAGCAACTCAAGGCCGTTGAGAACCAGATGGCCGGCGCCAAACGCGACGAGATCGCGGCCAACCGCGCGGCCGGCAGGGGTGGTCTGACCGATGACCAGGTCAGGACGCTCGCTCGTCTCGAGCAGGACACCTCGATCAATCGTGACACACTCACACTTGCGCGCCAGAAGTGGGAGCAAGACAACGCTACTGCCCAGGCCAAATTGCCTGGCGAGCTCGCCCAGACTGCCGCGACCACGGCCCGAATCGGCACTCAGACGGCCCTTGACCAGGCGCAGATCGATGCGCTGGGGCTGAAGACCACGTCGGACGTTGAGCGCGCACAGAAGGCGGGTCTACTCGATGACGCCCAGGCTGCCGCGATCCGTCAGAAGATGGGTCAGCCGAGCATCACCGACTTGGGGACCGGTGCCACGTACGGCGTGACGACGCCGCAGGGCACGATCGAGGAGCGCTACCGCCAGGGCTACGTGCCCAAGACCAGGGCCGAGATCGCCGCTCGAGCCGGTCAGATCCACAGCCTGATCCAGCAGAAGGGCGCCGAGCTGCAGGCCAAGATCGACAGTAAAGAGATCACCGGCGACCAGGCGCTCCAGCAGTACAACGCATGGGCCGCCCAGAACGTCCAGCCCCAGCAAACAGCCCTCGCCGCGGCCCAGGAAGAAGCCGACTTCGCCCGCGCCAAGGAGGAAGCCGACCAGCGCCGCCAGTCGATGACCGGTGCACTGGCCGCCGGCACCCAGGCCAGAGAAGCGTTTACCGCGGCGGCTCCGTACCGCGTGGGCGAAAACTACGGCCAGGGCTTCGAGAAGATGCTCAATGCCTCGCTCAAGGGCTCGGGGCACGGTGACATCGACATGACCGGCAGTGCCACGTGGCAGGGTCCGGACATGATGAGCCAGTCGCCCCAGCAGGCGACGATGGAGGCGCTCAAGTATCTGTCGCCGACCGCGGCCCAGGCGACGGGTTCACCGCAGCCGAACTATCAGGGTGTCGATCTGAGCTCGTCGTTCGCGCCGTTCCAGTTCGGTACGACACCACCAGCGCCAGCAGCAGCGCCGGGAGCAAGCCCTGCACCTACCGCGGCTGGAGTGGGACCGGCAACTGGTCCGTTCGGCACTGACCAGCAGCAGATCAATCGACGTCTCGCCAGTTTTCAGACCGAGGCGGCCACCAACCAGCAGCCAGGTGCGTTCCAGGGCATCGACTCGCAAGGCATGGCCGGGCTTATTCAGCGCATGATGACCCCACCCGTTCAGCCAGGAGCACCAGCCCAGCCCGCAGCGGTGGGTGCCGGACCTGCTGCGGTGGCTCGGTTCGCACCGCAAGCTGCACCACCAGCACCACCGGCACCGTGGGGACCGCAGGCCACCCAGGCCATGAACGTGGGTGGGTGGGGCAACGAGACGCCGTGGTCCACCCAGGCCAGCGGAGCTATGAACGTTGGTGGTTGGAACTCGCCAATGCCCGACTACCCGTACGGCCCACCGAACCTGGCGTCGAACACCACGTATACGCCACCACCCGAGCTCGCACCGCCGGGTCTGCCACCGGGGTATATGCCGGGCACGTCGGTGGGCTCGCCGGGATTGCCAGGTAATGTCCTACCGAGTTGGCCCAGCATCAACCTCCCGAACATCAACCCGATGGGCTTGTGGGACCAGGTGACGCCGCCCGATCAGCAACGCTCGAGCACGCTCGAGGAATTGCTGCGACGTGGTGTGCCGGGCTCGATGCTGGGTCAGTATCAGTACGGTGGCGGGGGCGGTGGGTACGGCAATAGCGGGTTTACCCCTTGACACTAATGTAGGAGAACACTGACCATGGCGGACGAACAACCAACTATTTCTTCTGCGGAACCATCACCCAGTCTTGACGCCGAGACATCGGCGCCGACTTCTGAGCAGGCTTCCGAGTCGACTTCCGAGACACCCAACTGGTGGCAGCGCATCACGCGCCGCCAACCACGCGAGCGGGAGGAGACCGAACCTACTACCCAGGAGCCCGCGGCCAGTGTTGAACCAGACAAGGTGGTGCTGACCCAGACGGAATTAGAACGTCGAGTCCAGGCCGAGACGGATCGCCGCGAGGCGAAACGGATGCGTGAAGCCGAGATCGCTCAGCGGCGCAAACTGCGCGACGAGGATCCCTGGCAGTACGCCGAGGAAGAGAAGAAGGCCGAGCAGGTTGCCGAGGGCAGCGGACAGCTTCAGCAGTTCGTGGCCAACATCGGTACCCACCACGACCGGGTCAGCATTGACCCGCTCATCGAGGCTCTGCCGCAGACCGAGCGCGATCGCATCCTTCGGATCGAAGGCGCCGGACACGGACTGGACGGCCGCAAGCTGGTTGTGAGCGAGAGCCTGAAGGCGCTCGAGAAGCACTGGAAAGCCGAAGGCGAAAAAGCCGCCGAGGCAAAACTCAGACGCAACGCCGCATTCAGAAAGCAGATCCTGAGTGAAGCGCGGGGCGGGTATGCCGAGCCGGAGCTCATCCCAGGGACGAGTGGTGGCTCGACAAGCGATCAGAACGTATCGAGCATTTTGCGCGGGTTCTACGACCTGCCAACACCCAGAGAACACAACAACAGTTCGGGCTGAGCCGCTGAGCTAATCGCGGACCCTCGGCCCACCAGAAAGCTGAGGGTAGACTCATCCCATACAACAGCATTGCCACACGTGCCGTACCTGGAAGTGGCCCGCTCATCCCGGAAGAGGTCCAGAAGTCGATCGTTCAGTCGATCGAAGTGAAGTCCGCGGCGTTGCAGCTTATGCCGCACGTACGCATGAAGCGCGCCCAGCAGCGCATCCCGGTCCTCAGCCAGCTCCCGATTGCCTACTGGGTGGCGGGCGCTTCGCTCGACGCGCGCGATATCGGTATGAAGCAGACCACGTCCCTTGCTTGGGACAATGTTTATTTAAACGCAGAGGAGATGGCCGTGATCGTTCCGATCGCGAAAAACCTCCTCGACGACATGGACTTCGACTTCTGGACCGAGATCAAGCCGAAGGTCACCGAGGCCTTCGGCGTGGCCCTGGACGAAGCGATTTTCTTCGGCGTGAACGCCCCAGCAACGTTCCCCACCAGCATCGTGGCCGGCGCGGCCGCGGCCGGCAATATCATCCTGGCGGGCGCGTCGACCGTCGATTACCTCGACGATGTCAACAACGCCATGGCGACGGTGGAAGCCGACGGGTTTGACGTGACCGGTTTCTGGGCCAGACGTCAGGTGAAGGCCAAGCTGCGCGGTCTGCGCGACACGACCAAGGGCATGCTGTACTACCCCGAGACAGCGCCTACCGAGTCGCCCAACATTGGCAGCCTGTACGGCGAGCCGATCGTTTTCTCGAACGCTGGTCTGTCCGGCTTCGCTACGGGCGCCGCGAACTACTCGATGATCGGCGGCGAGTGGGACCAGTCGATGCTCGCGGTGCGCGATGACATCAGCATGGAAATGTTCGACACGGGCGTGATCACTGACAATGGTTCGCCGCCGGTCATTCAGTACAACCTGATGCAGCAAGACATGGTGGCCCTCCGGATCGTTGCCCGGTTCGCCTGGGCGGTGCCGAATCCGGTCTCGCGCCAACAGCCGACCAAGGCATCCCGGTATCCCTTCTTCGCTCTACAGCAGAAGGCGAGCGTAGGAGGCGAGGGTTAAACCTCATGCCCGGTGGGCGTGCATACAAACGGCCCGTGTCCAGGGCACAAGCCAGGTTCTTCGGAGCCGCAGCCGGAGGCCAGATCCCTGGCTTCTCGGCTGCGGAAGCGCAGAAGAAATTGAAGGGTGTGGACGAGAAGAAGCTGCCCGAGACGGTCAAGCGGAGGAAAAAGTAGATGGCTCACGGTCAAGTGCTCCTCCTTGCGCCCGTTGCACAGATACCGGGTTATTCCGGCAGCGTGTTCGGACCAGGGCACAGCGTATCGGTGGTCGACGAAGCATTTACGAGCGGTCTTGTGAGCAGCGGGAAGGCCTCGTGGATAGCTTGCCCGGCACGCCAAATTCTGGTCACGGCACTCGGGACAACCACCGCGACTATTAGCTTTACGGTTGACCAGTACTCGCTCGTGGTGAGAGTGGTGTATGGCATCGCGGACTTCGCCTCGACTCAGAACGCAACACCGGCTTCTGGCTCAGGGGCTTTTGTTGCCAATCTGACAGGGCTAACGACAGGGACTACCTATCAGTATCAGGTAGCGACGTGGGATAGCGCCGGTAACAACCCTGCATACACCGATACACGTACCTTCAGAACGAACTAAGGAGGAACGCATGCCCAAGACCACCGCGCTGGTGCCGCTCACCGATCCCAAGTCTGGCGAGCCCGTAGCGGCCGGCGCCGAGATCACCCTGTCCGATGAGGACTACGCCAACTTGCGAGCGTCAGGATCTGTCGCGGCCAGTGAGAAGGAACAGAAGGCCGGTCAGCAGACGGCTGGTCCGGAGGGCGTCTACAACGCGCGCACCGGTCGCGAGGACGTCGCCAGCACCCAGCCTGCCGCCGAAGAAGCGCCCAAGACTCCGAAGAAAGGCTAAAGCCTGATGCCAGGCACGCTGCGATTGTTGGTGGCGGCGGCCGATCCGGCCGATCCCGACGTGGTGTACGGGGCCGGCCACAAGATGGACTTCGTGTCCGAAGACGAGGACTGGGTGCGCCAACTGCGCAACGAGGGCAAAGCCGAGATCCTGAACTACACGCCCGACCCTGAGCCCGAGCCGCAGGCGTCGGAGTCAAAGAAGAAGGCGTGACAACGCTCGAAGCGTTAGAGCAAGAATCCGCGCGGCGGCTGGGTCCGTACTTCCAGGCGTACCAGGCCACCGGCTCGCCCACGAGCTCCACCAGTACCTCGGCGATCATGCCGTCGCTGCAGACCAATGCCGTGATCGGCGGTCCTGAGAACCTGTGGCTGCTGCGCCGCGGACATGTGCAGGGTGGCGCAGATATCAGCGTCCAGCCTGCGGATCGCCAGCGACTCGTGCTCAGCTTTGACGGGTCGGCGGGACGGGTGGTGGTGGATCGCAACTGGAACGTGCCCATGGCAGCCGGCGAGATCGCCGAGTTCCACCACCTCGATCCCGCCCAGGAGCTGCGCACGGCGGTCCTGGCGGGACTGCGACGGTGCTTTCTTACCGACACCATCTCGGTGGTGCCCACGGGCGGCTACGCCGATACCGACCTGACGTATAGCGCGCACTGGATCACCGATCCGCTGCAGGTGCTCACGGTCGAGTACGGCTATCAGCGGCCAACGGGCAGCGTGCCGTTCCAGACCCGTATGCACCAGGGGCATGTCATGCTCACCGCGCCCGCGTACGGCGGGGCATGGGTGACCGCTCTCCGTCCGCACTGGTCGTGGGTCAACGGCATCGACTCGGACACCGGCCCAACCGCCGACACCGACGTGCTGAATGTCGACCTCGACTACGCCGCGGCCGCGGCACATATCGAGGCGTGGCACGCGTTTCCCTCGAGGATGTTCTACGCGGCGGCGGGCAACCTGCAGGCAACCCAGGAGATGGCCGCGCGCGAGTTCACCCGCCAGAGCTTGATCTTCGGCCCGCCCCCGGCGCGCGAGATCCGTTTCAACGAGGTCGTGAGTCTGCCACTATGACCGCTCCTACCGACATCGTTAATTGGAACCCGGTTGACGGCTCGCCCGGTCCACCTGATTGGAGCCAAGGGCCTCCTGGCGCTACTGGCGCGACTGGCGCTCCCGGTAGTCCTGGCGCAAAGGGTGATAAAGGCGACCCTGGAATCCAGGGTGTACAGGGCGTGGCCGGCGTCGGGTTGCCTGGTGCTACCGGGGCAACTGGACCCCAGGGCAATACTGGTGCGACCGGGGCGACCGGTGCAGCCTCGACTGTTCCTGGGCCAGCAGGGGCTCAGGGTGCTCCCGGTGCGACGATGCTCTACCGAGGCGCGTGGAGCAGCGGCACCACGTACCTGTTCCTCGACACGGTCAGCTACAACGGCTCGTCCTACGTCGCCACCACCACCGTCCCAGCCGGTCAGGCGAACCCGAGTATCAACGCCTCGTGGGCCGTCATGGCCCAGGCTGGCGCCAGTGGCGCCCCCGGCTCGCAGTGGTACACCGGCGCGGGTGCGCCGGCTGGTGCTACGGGCGTAGTCGGCGACTGGTACCTGAACTCGACCACGGGCGACTACTACTCGAAGACGGGTGCCTCGACGTGGACGCTCCAGGGCAATCTGAAAGGGCCGCAGGGTATCCAGGGCATCCAGGGCGTGACCGGCACGGTGGCAGCGGCCGGTCCTGGCTCGGCACTCCTGCCCAGCATTAGCTTCGCTGGTGACCCGGATACGGGTATGTACAACGCGGGCGTAAATTTCCTCGGGTTCTCAACAGCCGGTGTGCAACGCTGGATGATTGACCCCTTCGGGTTTCTCTACGCCGGTACCGACAATGCCTACGACATCGGCGGCAGTTCGACATTCAGGCCGCGCAATATCTATACAGGCACCAGTATGTATACCGGCGTGGGCAGTCCGACCGCGCCGTCGATCTCGTTCGCGGGTGATCCGGATACAGGTCTGTACAACCCAGCGGCGAATACGGTCTGGCTGACTGGTGGTGGTGTTCCGAGATTCATGGCCGGTGCTTATGGCACCGATCCACAAATGAATTTCATCACCGCATACACGGACATAGCGAATTACGAATCGCTCTGGTTCGTGTCTTTGTCCAATACCACCTACATGATTACCAGCAGTGCTGGAACGGGTGCGGTACGGCCATTCGTTCTCGGGACTAACGGTGCGGCCAGTCTCACGCTACGTACGAGCGGGATCAATCGCTGGACTATCGACAATAGCGGCAATTTCACAGCGTCTACAGATAGCGTTCTGGACATCGGAGCCAGTGGAGCGAACCGCCCGCGCAACCTGTACGTGGGCAGCAACGTGGCATCCCCGACTATCTACAACCCTAGCGGCGACCTAAGCGTAAGTGCTAGCGCACAGATAGTCTTTTCTCCCGGCTATAACCAACGCTGGTTGTTTACGACACCGGGACATTTCCAACCCTCAGCCGATAACACGGTGGACATTGGATATCCAGCGGGCAGGCCGCGCACGATCTACGCCGGCACCAGCGTGGTCACGCCCCTGGTGAGTGTGGGTGATGGGACGGCACTCTTGCCGAGCATCACCTTCGGCAGCGAAACGAACACGGGGTTTTTCAAGGCTACTGTTGGGCAACTCGGACTGACAACCCAGGGTGTCGAACGATTCCGTTTTTGGGGTGATGCTGCCTTCAGCTACATCGAATCGGATCCGGGTCGATCCATCGACATCATTTTCAAGACAGCTAATACAAGACGTTGGCGTGTCCATGCAGGTGGAAATTTCATACCTGATGTAGATAACACCTACGACATCGGGTATGCCGCTGGATCATTCCGCCCGCGCAATTTGTACTTAGCCGGGACGGCCACGGTCGCCTCATTGATTGTGCAGAGTCCCGCAGCGTTCGCAGCTGGTGATAGGTATCTGGTGGTCGATGCGTCGGGCAACGTACACAAGTCGGCGATAGGGCCAGCGTCTTGACCTTCGGTGCGTTGGTGCTGGCGGGACTGCTGCTGCTGGGACAGGTTCACCCTGACCTCGTAGATGAAGCGAAGCTCGTCCACATCTACCAGGCCAACCCCGACAGTCCGTACGCCGGCTTCTTCGACCTGGCCCACCCCGAGAACGTATTCATCAACCCCGAGAACGCCTACAACCCCGACCTGATGCGCGCTGCCCTCGCCCACGAACTCACCCACCACCACGATTGGCGCGTGGGCATCCTGACCATGCAGACGTGTGGCGAGGACTACATCCAGGCCGAGCTACGGGCCATGAAAGCTCAGCGTGACTGGCAGCCGTGGGCCGACACCGTCATGCTCGGCTACGTACGCGGCAACTACCACAAGGAGTGCTCGTGAAGTCCATCCCGCTCAAGACCCTCGACGCTTCTGATGGCCCACCGATTGTCTATGCCGAGATCCTGCGCGAGGTGGTTCGGCGCCCACTCAATCCGCGCGAGGGCATCCAGATCGAGGAGATGCGCAAGAGCATCAAGCTGCTCGACGCCATCGACTCGGCCAACGGCACGCTCGATCTCGAGGATGCGGACTACGGTTACCTCAAGCAGAAGATCGAGGCGATGAACTGGAACATCGTGGACCGCAGAATCATCCAGCTCGTGGACGATGTGACGAGCGCCTGATCTATGGCCCAGTTGTCATCGCGCAGACGCCCGTGGCCTTTTCATCTGAGATTAGGCTCGGCGATCTCCAGCGCCAATGACCGCATCGGCCTCATGCTCATGGCAGACCCAAACTCCGGACTGCTCATAGGCAAGAAGCAGCAAACGCTCGAAGGCGTGGTGCCCACCCAGCAGGAGTACGGCTCGGCGCCGATTTACCGAGAACGGACGTTCACCTGTAAACCCACCGGTGGCTACGGTGAGCGCGTGCAATCGAGCCACACCGACAAGCGCTACTACTGGGGCATGGACGTCACGGTCAACGGCGGGCTGGTGGGCAAAGGGCCGTTGGTTCACCCCATCGTGCCCACCACCGCGGCGGGTGGCAGCGTGGTCAAGACCATCGACGCCCTGAATGGCACCACCCTCACCCAGTTCATCCTGGCCGGCACCAAGGTCTACCGCCGCGCGGACGATACCAACGCCGGCCAGGTGGTCGATCTGACTCGGACGCCTCAGCTCGTCACCGACGGCGTGGTGTTCCAGGGTGGCTTTGCCGGCGCTGCAGCCTCGCTGTACGTGGCCTGGGACGACGGCGACCTGCGCGAACGCACGCCCGCGGGTGTGTGGACCGCGTGCGCCCGCCCGGCGGGTTTTCTCATTCACCGCGTCGAAGTCGTTGGCACCGAGCTGTGGGCGGCCGATTGCACCAACAGTGTGCTGCGCAAGGTCACCTCTGACCCCAAGGTGGCGGCCAATTGGAGTGGTCCATTCTTCGTTGGCGACCCGTCCGTCAAGATCAGCGCTATCCGTCAGACGGCCAACACCCTGGTCATCTTCAAAGAGGACGGCTCGATCTTCACGCTCAACTCGGACGGCACAACCAACGACCTGTACCCAGGACTGGTTGGCCCGGCCAACGCCGAGAACGGCTTGCGCGTCCAGGCATGGATGAACGCGCTGTGGTTCAGAGTCGGCCCATCCTTCTACCGTCTGGATATGCCAGGCGCTAGCCTCGTACCCATCGGCCCAGGCAAGCTGCTCGACAACGGATCACCCGTTCGGGGTGAGAGCCGTGTGTTCTGCGGCTGGGGTGGTTACCAGGGCTACCTGGGGCTGTGGAACCAGGCCGACAACATCAGCTACCTGCTGAGCTACGGCTCGTGGGAGATGAAGCAGGCCGAGGACGGCGCCTCGTCGGTCTTCGACGACCAGTGGGATGGGGCGTTAGCCCACTGGACCGCGCGCAAGATCACCGCCATGTCCGTCAGTGGCGCCTCGGGCACCGACCGTTTGTACGTTGGCTTCGCCGACGGCGGTTGGGACTGGATCAAGCTGGTCCAGAATCCGCTGGCTACGGGCAGCGGCGCCGAGTTCAGTCTCGGGCCGAGCGAGATCGTGCTGCCGCTGCACACGGCCATGTTCCAGGCCGACATCAAACAGTGGACCTCGTTCACGTTGTTTGGCCCGGTCATGCGCGTAGGCGACCAGGCGATTGTCAGTTACCGCATCATGGCCAGCGCCGGTGCTCCACCGTCCGATCCGACCGGCGACTGGCTCACGCTGGGCACTTTTCAGAACAACGGCCAGACCATCGATGCCCCGCCCAACCTGGCCGGTAGCGGCCTGTCGCTCAAGGTCGGACTGGTCAACTCGAGCACCAGCACCACTCCCGTCATCGATACGATCGCCATTCACGAGCGGGTGGTGCCGGCCTTCCGCCGCGATTTTTCAGGCACCGTCGACGGACGGCTGTACACCGCGCGGTTGGATGGCGCCGCGGCGCGGCTGAGCAGTCAGAGCGTGCACCAGGCGATGATGAACGCGGTCACCGCACCCCAGCTCGCCACCCTCGAGATGCCCGACGAGACGGTCGAGGCGCTCGCGTTCTTCAACTACTCGGAGCGCATGCTGCCGCGGTCAGCGGGCGGTGGCGGTGGGTGGCTGATCGATTTCCAAGCTACCGAGTTTCGTTTACTGACTGTTTACGGGATTGTGAGCAGATTGTTGGGTACGCACATCAGCGACCTGAGCGGCTATTCCATCGACAGCCTTCGTTACTTGTGAGGTATCTATGAGTGGACTGACTTCAGAACTCGCGCTGGGTACCGCAGTTGGTAGCGATGACACCGCGAACTATCTAACGATCACGCTAGCCTCGGCGCTGAACACGATCGACGGGGAATTCTCGAGCGCTACCGGGCACAACCACAACGGTGCCCACCAGGGTGGGGCGCTGGTCTTCGGCGTACTCAACACGACCAGCATCGCTTTCGCCAATGGCGCTACGCTCGGTCCCTTCTCAACGGGTACCACGCTGCGCTTCCAGTCGATCAACGTCACCCATTCGGGCAACCTGTCGGCTGACGGGAACGCGGCGATCACGGGCACCCTGACGGTTACCGGCGGCACCTTCCTGCAGGCAATCACGGCGGCCACGCTGACCGTCAACAGTTCGGCGACCATCCAAGCGCTGACGGTTACCGGTGGCACTTTCCTGCAAGGGCTGACGGTCGGCAATGCCACGATCAATGGCACGGCGTCCGCGACCGACGTGACTGCGACGACCGGCTGGCACCGTAACGGAACAGCAGGCACGGGCATCATCAACACGCCGCTGGGCATTGGCTTGCGCTTCGACACCGGCAAGGCTGGGCCAATCATGCACGGTGGCGCCTACGACGGGGCGCGCATCCACGGCAACCCACACGTCAGGGTTGGGTACTTCACCTCGCCCGCGGTCGCTAACGGGGCTGAGACCACGGTCGGCATCACCTTCACCCCGGCCTATCCCGCGGGGGCGAGCCCGTAGGTGATGCTCACCATGCTGCACAACGTGTCCGACCACACCCAGTGGCGGATTGCCATGGAATTTGCCACGGCCACCAACACGGGTTTCACCGCTCGAGTCCGAAACGAGACGGGCAACACCGAGGGTGTGTCGGTGGCCTACCTGGCGTACTGGAACGAGTGATGACTGTCGACGAGCGGCTCAACGATAGCCACGAGTGGCAGCCAGTGAACGCCGATCCCAACACGGTCGTACTCAGCCCGTCGGCCGCGCGGCGAGTCCACCGTCTGTACACGCGCGCCGAGTGGGCAGGTGAGCTGCACCAATCTGCGCAGCTCGCCTTTCAGCAGGCATTGATCGAGGCGTTCGAGAACGCTGGCCTGAGTATGACGCCCAGCGACCGCTACTCGATCGACTGGCGTACGGGCAGCGTGACGCTGCGGCCAGAGGAGGGATCGTCATGAGCGACTATTCGATTGGACCAGGTGTTGCCCAGGCGATCGCCGAGAACGGTGACGAGCCGCGCAGCGACGAGCAGTTCATCATCCTGCGCGAGGGCGACAAGGTGTCGCAAACGTTCGGCCGCGACTTCATTTACTACTGGATGGAGCGCGACAATGCCGTGAAGATGTCCCCCTTTTGACATCTTCACTGAGGAGCCGGCGCCGTCGGACATCCTCGAGTGGAACCCGTGGACGGCCATGCCGCCGCAGTACTACGACTGGACCTGCTCGGTGTGCGCCACCGAGTATGTCGAGCGGGGCAGTGGCGCTGGGCGCTCGGACGACGTGTACGCCAATCGTGAAGTCGTCGGCGCCCAGATCGGCTACCCCGACAACATCAACGCCACCTACGGCTTGATGGACGCCACGGGCAGGGAGCTCCGTCGGGTGCTGCGCGAGCACGCTGGACTGGATACACGACACGACTGGCTGAGCTTCGACGAGGCGTACGAGCGCTACAGCCACACCTTCGGTCTCGGTTCGGGCAGCAACTACTACCACTGGGTGGCCTTTCGCGGGGTGCAAGGCTCGAACATCTGGATCGCCAATTCCGGCCCCGGCTATCGGGGCATCTATGACGTGCTCAGTCGTGACGACTGGCAGCGGCTCGGGCCGTTCTCGTGTATCTCAGTGGAGGGGTGATGCTATGCAGCTAGGTGCCGTGGGGACTTATCCGGTGACTATCGGGTCGTTGATCGCAATTGTGGTTTTGTTGCTCTGCATCCTGGGGCTGGTGGGCGTCCTGCCACTGTCGGGGACGGTGGTGTTCGGCCTGCTCGCGGCGCTCGCGGTGGCGCGTCTCACGTAGGCATGGGCTACGGCGTGGGCGGTCTGATCATCACCGTGCTGATCATCATCATCCTGCTCAAGATCCTCGGGGTCGTCTGAGCTGTAGGCATGCATGGTGCTGGCGGCGGTGTTCCACGGCGACCCCGCGCAGTACTACGCGCTGATGGTCGCGGTCGGGCACCACTGCACCTGCTCTGACCCTGAGGTTGTCGCCGGCCACTGCCCCGCCCACCGTGCTCTCCTCGACCAACAATTCCTCGATCACATTTTGTTCGCGCGTCACATCGCCGAGCGACTGCTGCTCGAGGAGTTCCGGTGAGTCCGTTACAGTCGCTGTTACTTTTGCTCCAGGACAACCCCGCGGCCATCCAGGGATTCATTGGTGGGCTGGTGGCGTCGATCATCGTGAACATCGTCACCTGGCGCTGGCAGGTGATTCGCAGGAAACACGGCAATGGTGGGGGCTAGGGCGCCGCCTCATGATCAGCGGTTCGTATGTGGTAAGCGCAGCCCCCGGAGCCCTGTATGGTGCGGACCATCCCTCTGGGGGCTGCTGCGTTGAGGACATGAGTGCGAACGGACAAGGGGTAGTTTTCCCCCAAGCTCCTGCCCCAACCGTTCGGGCTCAGAGCGATCCTGGGGCCTTCTCAGGGTTGTGGGGATAGGGCTGGACGAAGGGCCATGGACAACCGGCGTCCAGCTTTATCCAAGCGTCAGGTAGAGAGGAGTGGCCTATAGGAGTGCAGCAACACGATCCAACTTGCGTCTTTCCAAACACCCGGATGCAAGCGGCCTCCGGGTGTTCGCTTTACCCCCTAGCTGCGGGTGATGGTTCGGTGATTAAATTTCGCCGTGATCGATGGGCATTGGCTCGCGGTGAAACGCACCGATCCGCGAGCGTACGCGCTCTATCGGCGCCACTACTCAGCGGCGAAGGGAGCTCGCTGGCGACGCCCAGGCAACACCAACGTCACCGCAGCGGGTGAGACGATGGTCCTGCTTAGCCAGTGTGGTCGTGCGCTCTTCGTCTGGCTCAGGAATACGGTCGAGCGATACGATGGGCAGACGGGCGTCAATTGCACGGTGTTTCGCAACGAGGGCGCCGGCCTATCCAGCGAGCTGATTCAGGAGGCCGACGAGCTTGCCTGGCAGCGTTGGCCTGGACTGCGTCATTTCACCTATGTCGACGACGCGAAGATCCGCTCGAGTAATCCCGGCTACTGCTTCCTCCAGGCCGGCTGGCGACGAGCGGGCCGCAATATGGATGGGCGACTGACAATCCTCGAGCGCTCCACCCACTCTAAGGGCAGTTAGGTCTGATAAGCCTTCGCCGTCTGCTGGGTGAAGCTGTGGCTGGTGTAAACCATGACCAGCAAGCCAGCGCGGCGAGCGCGCCTCACCATGTCGCCGGTTCCCTTGCTGTGGGCGAGATCGTTGTGGAACGCTGCGACCTCAGTGGGCTTGCCCTCGTCGAGCATCTGCTGATTGCGGATCGGCCCGGCCGCGCGTCCATGCTTGTGCCAGTCGGCCGGGTATGGGATCACCTCGAAGCCCATCGCCTCAGCGATCTCGCCGGCGATGGTGTCGGCGCCGCGCTGAGCACCGTGGATCACCACCGTGCCAGCCGGGTAGTTGGCTAGCACCATGTTGATCAGGAGGCGATCCCGCCAATCGCGGCTACCGCAGACGAGCAGGCGTGGTTTGTCAGACAAAACGGCACTTAGGTCTGATAAGCGTCGTCGTCGTCCAGCAAAAACTCCAATTCTGGATCGACCTCGCAGTCCTCGCATCCGAAGCATTCGACATCACCGTGGTTGTGGCAGACACAGAAGTCGCCGCCGCAGAGGCACTCGGTGTGCCCGTAGCCGCCACAGCGGCGATCTACGTCCGCAAAGTACGGGTTGCGCGTGCCGCACCAGCAGCGTGTCAGCGTTGGCGATTTATCAACCCTAACCATCTTTAGGTCTGGCAAGCGCATCATCGCGGGCGTGCAGCAGATCGACCCAGCGGTCGTATCTCTGGAACAGGCCATACACGGTCGGTAACGTCGCCGCGAAGCGGTCCTGACCGTGACGCACGATCACCTGATGGTGCTCGTAGTCGAACACGCTATCAACTGGGCACTGGCGGCGTACGCATTCCTGGCTGCCTGCGTCAGTCATGGCCATGATGAGGGCAGTCAGCGGCGTCGGAAAGCCTGATCCATCCAGCCCCGAATGAGATGCCATAGAGCGAGCCAACGCTGCGTCGCCACTGGTGCGGGCAGGTGCAGCCTGTCAGGCCAAGCCACTCCAGCCGGTCGGCCAAGGGCTGTTGCGTAGCGATGCGCGGCGTCCGGACTTGCGGCTCCGCAGAATCGGCATCGGTCAAGGCTGTCGTTCTCCCCTAAACAGTTGGTACAGCACCACGGCTTTGCTTGCTCTAACAACAACTAGCCTCTGACAAAACGCCGGTCGGCAGCGATGTCAGCCGTCCTTCGGTTGTGGCTGCGCGCCAGGTCGCTCCTCGCGCATCTTTCGCAAGTCCTGCAAAACCTGCCCGGCCCTCTCGTCATCGAGGCCCATCCGCTCGTGCAGCCAGCGCATCAACACCTCGTCTGTCTCGGCGGCGGTTGCCACTTGGAGCAGGTCTGCGGCAACAGACCGCGCTTCTTCGGGCGACATGTACACCGGTCTGCGGTCACCCACGGTCAGGCCAACGAGACCCTTGCGGGTCTTCGCGCCGAAGATCGAGTGTGCCCAAATTGTCTGATTGCCCTCGTCGTTCTCAGCCATGTTTGGTCACCTCTACAACAATTAGCTCTGGCTAACGTCGGTGTAGGGCGTGCCGTCGGCATGGACGCCGAGCACATCGTCTAGCGTCATGAACGCGATGGCCTCCTCAGAATCACCCTTGTATAGCGCCGCTTTGACCTCGGCCCAGGCTTTCCGCGCGGCTTCAAGCAGCCGCTCGTTCTCCTCGGCCAGTTCTCCAATCTTGGCCATCGCATCTTCTATCGTCCTGGCATCAAGCTTCTCCGTCGCCCGCAGGCGCTCGCTCTCGACGTTGGCGGCGATGTGGGCTGCACCGATCTCGGTCACTGCTGCCTTGAGCCGCTCGACCTCGGCCTCAGCATCCCTGTATCGCTTATCGAACCGCTCGTTCTGCGCCAGAGCTTCCTTGAGGGCGGCGCGCAGGGCGTCACGCTCGGCACGAAGTTCTTCGACTTCGGCTCGACGCCGATTCGAGATCACCAGAATGTCCTCGATGTTCATGAGTCAGATCTAAGCGCCATTAGCTCTGCCTAGCATCGACTGGTCCGTACGCGCGCAGACATGCCTGGCAGGCGCAGTCGCGCGTGTGCCGCGGCCCGAGGACAAGTTGCTCGACCTCGGCCTCGAGCTTCTCGATACGTCGGGCCAGTTCGGCGAGCACCACGCGCGGATCACGGTCCATCATGCGTTTGCCGTCCTCCCGCAGCTTACCGATCTCGACGGCCTGGTCGATGCTCAGGAATTGCAGCTCCTCGCGCCACTGGCGCTCTTCGGCCAGCTCGGCTTGCAGCTTAGCCAATGAGTCCATCGCCCTCATCCCACTGAATACCACACGGACAGCGGTGGGTCGTGTGCGGCTGAGGCAACGAACAGTGGTGGGTGACGTGCCGCTGCGTCTGCTGGGTGCGAAACACGGCCAGACAGGTAATCAGCCGGGTAAGCTGGCTATGCGCCATGGGTTCTCCTCTCCTGGTGCCCAGCCCTCGCACTGTCCACACCCAGTGCGGGGGCTCCTGCTTTACTTCGAGTCTTGCGTCTGACGACGGCGCTCGGCCCGTCGGTACTGCTCGAGGATCGTCCGTCGCTCGCTGTCCGAGCGGGCCTTCCAATCACTCATCAGTACGTTCAGCAAGTAGCCAATCGGAACACGCGCCCGCGCTGATTCGACGAACAGCCAGTCCCATAAATCCTGGCGTACGCCACGCACGGAGATGCGCCGATCGCGGAGAGGATCTGCCACCGCACACAACGGTAGCAACGACTCCAAGGCCGGCGGGGCGGGCACGTCTGACACCATCGTCACGCCCGCCGTGACCACCACGTCAGACACGAGGTGCCAAAAAAATTACAGCGGCAGACCGACATGGCAGCCTACGAAGCGCACCATACGCACCGTGTTGTCGAATCGCCCGTCGCTCACGAAATCGAGCACAGCCCAGCCAAATAGCCCGGCTGCCAGTAAGCTTGGCCCATCGATGACCGAACGTGGCTTACGTGGCGCCTGCTTGGGCCACGTCGATGGCGGCCAGTCGCGTTCAATGTCGAGCCCGTAGTCTTCCATCGTGCGTGAGATCGACTTGACCGAGTCACCACCCGTGTGACCGGCAAAGCTCTCCTTGTCCAGGTTTGGCTTCGTGTCGAGCTCTTTGGCCCTGGCAATGATGGCGTCCTGGCGCATCAGCATGTTGTTGAGAAAACCGCGGTAGGTCCGCCAGGCTGGAATCTGCGGCGTGCGGACTGGCTCTTCCTCCCCCCGGCTGGGTTTCGGAACAGTCGCCGTGCGTGCTGACGGGCGTAACCATCCACACACTTCGCGTACCAGCTCGGCTGTCGCCAGCAGGAGCTGGTTCTGTTGGTTCTGCTGGGCAAGCACGTGCTCGAGGAATTCCTGCTTGTCGCGATCGCGCAGCCACTGGGTGAAATCTGCTTTTGCGGCCTGTCCCTCAGGGGTCCAGGGAAATTGAGCGTCGCTAACCGGGTGCTCGTGGGCCATGCTGCACGACCCTCATAACCAGCCCATGAGCGGACACCAGCGGTCAACTTCGACCTGTCCGCTGTACCCGGCCCGCGCGTTACCTGTCATGCCCACTACCAGGTTCCTCCTTGTCATTGGCCCCGTGCCTCCAACCACAACGTAGGCCAGTATAGTAGAACGCTTGTGCTACTGCCAATCTCAATTCAGGGTGGTACGGCACCTTCGTTGAATCCCCCCATCGACCATTGTATGCGCGCTGTTGCAGTCTTTACACAAGCCTGCTGGACTGCCCGAACAGGCCGAAACGGGTATTTGTAGCGGACACGTCAGACAGATTTGCCAGCAGCGGCCATTTGGCCTGCGGCGTCTGGGTGGCTGGGATGACCATCGCATCCCGTGCAATACCTCCGTCTCGAGCTCCCCGACGACACCTACCGCAAGTTGTTGCTGTGGGCGGTGCGTGAAGGAAAGAAAGCCCATCTGCTGGTCGAGCAGGAAGTCATTCGCCTGGTCGACACGATGTCGAATGGTGACGACGAGCCGTTGCCCAGGGCGAGCTGATGGCTGTCTTACTGGCTGGTCTGTTGACGCTCACCGCCGCGGCTATCGACGTAGAGCCGCACGGCGAGCCCGTGGCTGCGCCGAGCGCCGAAGCAGCGCCTGAGCCGACTGTCGAGCCTGAGGCGGCGCCTGAGCCGCCGGCGAGCCCGTACGAGTACCTGTACGCAGTCCACCCGTTAGCACTCGCGCGCCGGCTCGACTGTGTGATCAGCCACGAGAGTCACTGGACACCCAGCGCCGTCAACCCGAGGTCCGGCGCGTCAGGACTCGCCCAGTTTCTACGCAGCACGTGGGCGACTACGCCCCAGGGCCGGGCAGGTCTGTCGGTATTCGACCCGATCGCCAACATCGACGGTGCCGCGTGGCTCGCCGAGCACGTCGGCTTTCGGCAGTGGACCGTGGTGCAGATCGGATTGTGCTGATGGCCACCAGCGCCGAGAGCGGCACCCTCAACGCGGCCCGCAAGGCGTGGCGCGACCGCCAGCGCGAGAAGGGCTGGGCATACAAGTGCATCAACGGGGAGCACCCCGACTGTGGCGGCTACCAGGGGCGGCTGCGTGGCAAGACCGAGCTGCCCCGCCCGGCGTGTACCTGCCCGTGCCACGACGACGCCGAGCAATTGTTCGAGATGGAGACGCCCGAATGGTAGTGCCGCACATCGCCTACCGCACCGGCGCACCCAGGCTGCGACGGACCAATGCCGTCGAGATCAACCTGCCCACGAGCGAGTGTCCGCCTGCCCAGGGGCAGCGGCTGCTGGTGCATCTGGTCGTGCCCGGCGAGCCAGTCGCCAAGGCCAGGCCACGGGTCGTGCGTACGGGGGTCTACACGCCCGCCAGGACGCGTGAGCAGGAAGCACGCCTCCTCGGGTACCTGAAGGCGGCCTACCCACGCCTGCAGCCTGTAACGAGCTCCCTGAGCGTGTCAGTTGAATGCTTCTTCAAGGGCCAGCCGCGAGTCGACGTCGACAACCTGCTCAAGCTGGTCCTGGACGCCTTCAACCGGCGCGTCTGGGCCGACGATTCGCAAGTTGTCGAGGCGCACGTGCGCAAGCACGTGAAGTGCACGCTGCCGCGCACCGACGTGCACGTCTGGCAGATCGCGGAGCACCGCTGATGCCAGGGTGGGTGATCGTGCTCGGACTGGTCGGTCTGTTCCTGCTCGGCAGCCTGGTCGCGGGCATGGCCATCGGGCGTCTGCTGCGAGACCGCCAGCCATGAACACATCGAAAGCCACGCCGCGTCAGCAGCGGCGGCACTACTACCGACGGCGGATGCTGGGCTATTCGGGACCGTGCGCCAGCTACAAGCACGCCGACTGTCGCTCGTGCGACTGCGCGTGCCACGACGCGAGGAAGGACCGATGACCGACGTGCAGCAGGCATCTCAGGCATTCATGCGCGCGGCAGACAAGACCACCACGCTGTACGCGCTATCGGACGAATACCTGCATCTGGTCGATCTGCTCGACGGCGGCGAGATGGACGTTGACGAGGTCGAGCGCGAGCTGGATCGGATCAGCGGCGAGATCACCCACAAGGCCGAGAGCATCGCCGGGCTGATTCGCTGGTACCAGGGTCTGGCCGACATGCGTAAGGCCGAAGCCAAGCGCATGAGCGAGTCGGTCGCCAGCTTCGAGCACCAGGCCGAGCGGTTGAAGGCGTACGTGCTGGCCAACATGATCGCGACCGGTCACACGCGTCTGGACACTGGTCGGTTCACGCTCAGCGTCCGCCAGAACCCGCCGTCAGTTGCGGTACTGGATGCCTCAGCAGTGCCGTCGGAGTTTCAGCGCACAAAGGTCGAGATCAGCGTCGACAAGCGGGCCATCGTGGAGCACACAAAGCTGACCGGCGAGGTAGTGCCGGGCACCGAGATCATCCACGGCACCCGTCTCGACATCCGCTAATCCGAGCCTAGTCGCGGCATCGCCGGCGATACAGGCGATAGGAGGGGACTCGTGTCGATTTTGCGTAGCGCAACCGAAACGTCCCAACAAGGTGACTGGCGACCCGTGGCGGAGGGCTTCCGCCGTTTCGAGATTGGGAAACCGACGATTCAGGAAGACGTGAAGTGGGGCGGCTTGAAGCTGCGTATCCCGCTCGTGTTGACGCCCAGCGAGCAGACTCGCCAGGCCAAAGAAATCGGCGAGCCCGAACCCGGTACGCAGCAGTCGTGGCAGAGCAGTTACCGACCCGCGCTCAAGCTTGGCTGGTTCGACAAGACGGGCGCGTTCCAGAGCACGATGCTGATCGACTTTCTGTGCGCCGCACTGGGTGTCGAGAACGGCAAGAAGTTCCGCAAGTGGATCGAGCGCGGTGGACACGGGCCGCGGCCCGAGGACAAAGACGACGACCTGGCCGAGCGTGCGCTGCTCGAGAACTGGTTCGGCTGGTTCGAAGGGCTCGAGGTGTACGGCACGATCACCCACTCGAAGCCGGACAGCCAGGGTCGGATCTGGGCCAACTTCGCCGGGCCGATCCCCATCGGCTCGCTGCCCAATCAGCCCGAACAGGACTACCAGGCGCTAGCGCGCGGAAAACTGCGCGCGCTGATCGAGGAAGCCGGCCTGGGCGACGACGAGCTGACGGCTACGAAACCTGTCGCTTCAAAAGCCGCGCCGGAACCGGTTGCCGCGGCGCCGAAGAAACGAACCTACGACGAGATCTTCGCTGACGGGAACGACGACACCCCGTTCTGAGGCCATGTGAGTAACGACGACGTACGCATTCCCGTCAGTGTCTTCCAGAACAAGGATGACAAGCACCCGGAGCCGCACGAATTGTCGTGGCGGGCACTGGCCATCCGGCTGTGCCGCTATTCGGAGCGGCTGAACAAGGATGGCAAGGCGTGGAGTCCGGTGACGTATCTACCGGGCACCACGCGCGGCAAGGCGAACGTCGATCAGGTGTTCGCGCTGGTGCTCGACCTGGATCACGGCGGCGACTACTGGGTGCTGCTCGACGGGCGCGAGCTCGTCGCACATACCACCCACTCACACACACCTGCGGCGCCGCGCTGGCGGGTGACGCTGCCGCTCACCCGACCGATCAGTGGCGCCGACTGGCCGGCCTTCTGGTTACGCGCGAATGCCTTCTTCGGTGGGTGTGTCGATCCGGCGACCAAGGACGCCAGTCGACTGTTCTACCTGCCGTCGTGCCCACCAGGCGCGCAGCACGAGGAGCGGTGGCAGCACGGGACGCTGCTCGATCCAGACAGTCTGCCCGAGGTCGAGAAGTACGAGCCGCCCACCCCGCTGCGTAACGGCCAGCGGGCGAGCGTGTTCAGCGATCACCTCGAAGGCTGGGCGTCCCGCTTCGCTCAGGCCAGGGTCGGCGAGCTGGCCAACATGCCGCCCGACAGTGGGCGCAACTCGGCGTGTAACCGGGTGGCGCACTTGCTGGGTGGGCTGGTGGCCGATCCGCGGCACGACCTGAGCGCCGAGTACGTAGTCGAGCTGCTGCAGGCAGCGTGTGAGCGCAATCGTCTGGTCGCCGACGACGGCCAGCGCAGTGTCGACGCGACGATCCGCAGCGGACTCGAGTCGGGGCTGACCAGAGCGTGGAGCCCGGCCGACCAGGATCCCCCACCGCTACCTATCAGGATCCACGCCGCGCGCAATGGAACCGTTCCCAAGCAACCGACTTCATCTGCAGGACTGGAGGCGGAACGCATGACTGATGTCGAGAACGAAGCGCTGGACTGGTTGTGGCGCGGCCGGTTTGCGCGCGGCAAGGCCACGCTGCTGATGGGTGATCCGGGTCTGGGCAAGAGTCTGATCAGCCACTGGCTGGCGGCTCAGGTATCGACTGGCGCCGAGTGGCCGGACGGCGGGCGGTGCGACCAGGGCGCGGCCATCCTGATGACCATCGAGGACGGGTTGGCCGACACGGTCAAGCCGCGTCTGGTGGCCGCCGGTGCCGACTGCGACCGCGTGTTTGCCGTACGTGGGGTGATCGGCGAGGACGACAACAAGACCGAGCGCATGTTCGCACTCGAAGAGCATCTCGGCTTGCTCGAGGAGCTGGTCGTACGCGAACGGGCCAACCTGGTGGTCATGGATCCGGTGTCGGCCTATCTCGGGCCGAACATCAACGCGCACAAGGAGAGCGACGTGCGGCGGGTGCTGGGTCCGCTGCAGATGATGGCCGAGCGCACGAACATCGTGCTGCTGCTGATCATCCATCTGACCAAGGGGTCGGGCGTGGCGGCACTGTACCGCGCGACGGGCTCGATCGCCTTTCCCGCGGCGTGTCGCATCGTGCTCGGCGTGGCCGCCGATCCGAATGACGACGACGGCAAGCGGCGACTACTGCTGCCCATCAAGCTCAACGTCGGGATCCCGGTGTCGGGCATCGGCTACCGCATTGAGACCACGCAGCAGTCGATCTTGCCCGGCGCCGATGAGCGCGACCAGCCACCGATCCTGGTCTGGGACAGTGACCCGGTCCTGGTCGACGCGACGGTCGCCATGGATCGAGCCGGCACCCAGCAGGAGATGGGCGTGCTGGCCGACACCAAGCGCGCACTGACCGAGATCATGTCGGGCGGCCGTCTGCTGGCCAATGAGGGCTTTCGGCAACTCAAGGACGCAGGCGCCTCAACGGCCCCGGCGACCGTGGCCAGGGCGCGCAAAGAGTTGGGCATTCGCTCCATGCGCGACATCAGAAACGGCCCATGGTGGTGGGAACCCCCAGCTTCCATGCTCATGCGCGCGTATTACCCCACGGAATCTACGGTACCTACGGCATCTATACCCCCTCATTTCACAGATGCCACACATGCCGTAGATTCCCCAGATTTCAAAAATTCCTCGCGCGTGCGCGAGGCCCCTGAAACGCGCGAGGTGCGGCTGTGTCCGCGCTGCCAGCAGCACATGGACGTCGCGGTCTAATCGAGTCCTGAGCACGCCTGTACCGACGCGAGCGGGCTACCCGAGGGGCTGTGCCCGATCCATCGAGTCCTGTTCAGCCTGCATGACTGCGATGCTCTCTGAGCCCAGGCTGGTGCGCCGCGCGCGGCCGGGCAAACAGCTCATCCCGTTCCTGCCGGTCTGCGGGCGCTGCGGCAAGCTGCTGCGCGGCAAACAGACGCGCTGGTGTGGACATGGTTGCCGCAGGAACGCCGCGTACTGGGTCGGCCAACTGGCGGCCTACTGGGAGAAGGCGGGATGACCAACGAGATCTGCGCTACGACCGGGTGCTGGACGTACACCCGCCCCAAGGAGCGGTATTGCCTGGCGTGCCAGTTGGATCGCAATGTGCCGCAGCCGCCGCTCAATCGGATGGGTCGACCGGGTCGGCTGGTGCAGCACATCACCCAGTGCGATCTGAGCATGGAGGAGTGTGAGACATGCGAGCGGGCCTTGATGATGGCCCCGGAGGGGCTGGCCCACCAGCGGCTGGACCTGGTGTGGGAGCTGCTCGAGAAGAAGCGCGAGGGGCGCCAATGATGAGCGAGCCTAACGGCTGGGCAGACGTAGCTAGAAAGCAGGACTGGTATGACGAAAGCAAGTGCGTGATGTGTGGTGCGACCTCACCTGAACCAGCCATCGTCATCAGCAGTGCCCAGGACAACAGGACTGTCGCGTTGGTTTGCTCAACGCACACGCTGTACGAGTTTGTTGACGATCGTCGGTTCTTGATCTCATTCCTGTACGCGCCACACCCGATCAAGGTCGCTTGATGACGGACCAGCCGAGTAACGGTTCAGTAACGGGTCCACCGATTCTGCTGACGCGGGAGCAGGCCGCCGAGTGGTGCCAGGTCAGCCCGGACATCCTCGATCAGTGGACGTATGAGCCGGGCTTCCCGGTCCTGCGACGTCCGGGCGGGCACTTCGTGCGGATCCATCGGGGCGCACTTGAACGGTGGCTCGAAGAGAAAGCGACGGCGAGCAATCCGCAGCCGGTGTACCAGTTACCCGACCCGCCTAGAAGGCGTACTCGTCAGCGTTCTTCGGACGGTTTCGATGCTGGTTAGTGACCTTGTAGACAGTCTGGCTGCCGAGTGCCGGCCATTCAGCCTTGAGCAGTTCGAGGATCTCGGGTGCGCTCTTGCCAGCCTCGCGTAGTTCGATGATGCGCTGGTTGCGGCGCTCCAGATCGGGCGACAGCGTATGCCGCTGACGATAGGCGTAGGCAGCACGATTCGCCCAGCAGTCGGAGCAGAAGCGCCGCTCGCGGCCATGGTTCTTGTAGCGAGCAGAGAAGGCGGCACCGCACGCCTGGCAGACGTGTTGACCCGGCTCAACCTCTCTCGCGGCCCGCGCGGCACGCTGCGCCTGACGGCGCTGCTGGGAACACACGACGCACGGCGTGCCACATGCGGTGCAGCGCTGCTCGGGTGCCTGAGCAGCGTGGTAGTGCGCTCGGCTGCAATAGCGGCCGGTGACACGGCCGAGGCGAACATGGCTTTCGAGCTCGGTGAACGGGACACCGCAGTACTCGCAGATGAAGTCGAGTCGCCAACCACGAAGCTCAGACATGAGGATCCATACGAACGATCATACCGTACGGACGCAGCGTTATCTACTAACGAACGTTCGAGTGGCCTTAAAACAGGTATAATTTTGGGCACGCACTGCAGCGATTACTGCAGTCACCAGGGTCGGTTTCAGGCCCATTCTGACGGACTCCAACGGACTCCGTGAGTTCAAATGTGATGGCCCAAAGTGGTTTGTGCGGCCCTGCGGAGGACGAGGTCGCCGGTTCGAGTCCGGCCGGGATCGCCTCTCATTTGAGATCAAAAACCCCTCGTGCGAGGGGTTTTTTCTTGCTCCGGAGCACGCACTGTACAAACTCACTTGACAAACGCCGATGACTGACCCGCTCGAGGTCATCGACCAGGCGATCGCCGAGCACCGGCCCGGCTCGATCTTTGCCCTGTTCAGTGGCGGCCACGACTCGGTCACGTCCACCCACCTGACCGCACAGCACCCGGCCTTTACGGCGGTCGTGCACGTCAACACGGGCATTGGCATCGAGGAGACGCGCGACTACGTCAGGCAGACCTGCCACGACCAGGGCTGGCCGCTGCTCGAGTTGCACGCGCCTGCAGGGTGGTACGAGAAACGTTGTCTCGAGCGAGGAATGCCTGGTGGTCCCCAGCAGCACGGGATCATGTACCAGCGGCTGAAGGACGATCAGCTCAGACAATTGGTCCGTGAGTACAAGCGGCATCGCGGCGATCGCGTGGGTCTTGTCACGGGCATACGCCAGGCCGAGTCTGATCGTCGCCTGCGTGTGCATCCCGTGCCGATCACGCGCGAACGAGCCCAGTTGTGGATCAATCCGATCCTCGAGTGGACAAAGGCCGACGTGAACGCGTACATGGACAAGCACGGCATCCGGCGTAACCCGGTCGTCGACAAGCTGCATCGGTCGGGTGAGTGCTTATGCGGCGCGCTGGCTGACCCGGCCGAGCTCGAGTGGATCGCGTTCTGGTACCCAGACACCGCGGCGTACATCCACGGGCTCGAGGCCGAGTGCTTCAGCCGCCAGTTGCCGTATCGCTGGGGTCAGAAGTCGTCGCAGCCGTTCGAGGCACAGCAGCCCATGCTGCCGCTGTGCCAGGACTGCGCGACCCGCTGGTCGGTCTAGTCGCCACTGCCACCCACGAGACGGCGCAGGACCACGTCGAGCTTCTGGGCGGCGTCGCGCTTATCGCTCTCCAGCGGATCGTGGTAGTAGTCGGTCATGGCACGGTCGCGGTGACCGGCCAGTTCCATGATCACGCGGTCGGCGACACCAGCATGGCCGAGCAGGGTGGTGAAGTTGCGACGCAACGCGTGGAAGCGTTTGATGTCCAGCCCGGCCTTCTTGCTGACCGACGAGAAGTACTTGCTGATCGTGTCGGGCTCGATGGGCGTGCCCACCGACGTGGTGAAGATGAAGCCGGTGCGTTGGCCGGCTTGATAGTCGGCGCCGCGCCACGCCGGGCCGCGCGCCAGACGCTGGGCAACCTGATCGGTCCAACGCTGGTCGAGCATGCCGCGCACGAGGCCGGCGACTGGCACACGGCGCTCGTCCTGAGACTTCAGACCCTGGCGCTCGAGCCGGCTGGTCGACATCCCGAGTCGGTCGGCCGTACGGCGGCTCAAGCGGTTGACGCGCTGGTGGACGCGCACGAGCGCGGTGTCGGCGGTCGGGTAGGTCACGTCTTCCCAGCGCAGCCCGGCGACCTCGGCGCGACGCAAGCCGGTACCCAGGCCGAGCCACACCAGCAGCTTGAGTGGATCGCGGTCGATCGCGCGCAACAGGTTGGTCAGATCTTCTTCGGCCGGCTGGACGTGCTTCGGGGTAGCCACGCGCGGCCGGTCGATCTGTTCCTTGCTGGCCGGGTTGTAGGGCAGCATGCGGCGTTTGACGGCCACGTCGAGCGCCGCGCTGACGACGAGCAGGGTCTGGCGACGGATCTCGGCGCTGGCGCCCTGGTCGTGCAAGGCTTTCTGCCAGCGTTCGATGCGTTCGGGTGACACGTCCTTGATGGTGAGTCGCAGTTTGCCGATATGCGGCTTGATGTACAGGCGGATGCGGCTCTCGTACTTCTCGAGCGTGATGGGCTCGATGCCGTCGGTGCGATTGCCCGCGGCGTCATAGCGGGGTGTCTTGCGCTCGAGCCAGTAGTCGAGCCAGTCACCCACGAGCCACTGGTCAGCCTTCAGGTTGAGGCCGGCTTCGCGGTTCTTGAGCCAGGCGTCGCGCTTGCTGATCGCGTCCTTGCGCAGCGTCGCGCTGAAGCGCTTGGTTTTACCCTCGTGCCGGGTGGTCGCAAACCAGAGATTGTCTGAGGCACGCTGGTAGATCGAGCCCTCGCCGTCGGCGCGTGCCTTTGGCTTGCGGGTCATGAGCGGCGATCCTGGCGCAGGTGCTCGCGGTAGGTCTTCTCACTGAGACCGACAAAGTCCGCGAGGATAATGATCGAGATGATGTCGACGAGCTGCTGCTGGGCGGCCTCGACGGTATCAGCGGTGACCTGGCGGCGGCGCCCGTCAGGGGTGAACAGATAGCCGCGGATACGGCCGTTCTTGAGTCGGGTGTACCTGACGGCGCGAGCCCAGCCGGGCGAGTAGTTCGACGTGGCGTCGGGTAGACTGGTCATGACAGATCGAAGACTCCTTTCGGTTTGTCGCTATAGCCCCGTCCCGGTGTCTTGCCCGTGGACGGGGCTCTCATTTTATGGGCTGCTGGGTTGTGTGGCGGTTGTGTGTGCGTGTGTGGGTTGACGCAATCCCGGCCCGATGCATGGCGAGCCGGCTGGTCAGTTACTGAGCCGGCGAAGTTGTTCCAGCTCGTGCTGGAGGGTGGTGAGCTGGTCACGTAGCCCGATCAACTCTGAGTCTGCGGCCGGCTGGTCGACTTCCGTTGAGCGCGTGGTGCGCCGGCTGGTCGGCTTCTGGTCACCCACCAGCCCCGAGCCCTTCGAGCGCTTCAAGAAGTCGGCTGCCTGGTGGCGTTCGATGGTCTCGAGCGCGAGCGGCAGCCACGCCGGTACGGGTACCTTGCCTCGTTCCCAGCGGCTGATCGCTTCCAGGTGTAGCCCCAGGAGCTCGCCTAGCTTGGGCTGAGACATGTTCCAGTGGGCACGCCACGCCTTGAGTTGTGCGCCGGTCATAGCTGGTGTGCCGGCTGGTCGGGTTCCGGTTCGGCCGCGGTCAGGATGTCCTGCCAGAGCTCGTCGAGTCGTTCGGAATGCTCTACCCACGGGGCGCCCAATAGCCCGTACGCCTCGAGCGCACGGGCATAGGCCAGGACTGCCCGGCGCAGCCGGGCGTAGCGTTCGTCGGTCATTAGAGGATTGCGTCCTGAGCGAATTGGATTGCCCGGTCTAGTCCGGTGCCGCGCGACGTAGTCGCGAAGTGAATGGAGTCGAGTAGGTCGTGCTGCGAGGACATCGTGACAATGGCAGTAATGCCGCCGTCATAAGACTGGACTGCGGCATAGAGGCCGCCATCGATGGCTGCGAGAGCGTACATAGTGCGCCCAGCGGTTGAGGTGATCATGGTGTCTTGCTTCCTATGGTTTGAGTAAGCCGGGCGCTCAGTGCGCCCGGTAGCTAATCGCGGTAGCCGGCTGGTCCCAACACGCCCGGCAGCTCTGGCACTCATTGTTCTGCCGGCTGGCCGGGCACGTGAACGAGCCGTCATCTGCAGCGGTGCTCCCGGCAGCCAATCCCGGAATCCGTGGAGCCGGCGCATTCATCATCAATGCACTCGGCCGGACGGTCACGTTGTCTTCACTCGACAGTGCCAGTAGCGCCAATTCCCACCCCATTTTGACAACGGGGCTGATCTTGGTCATCGTGAGCGGCCGCCAGCTACGGGTCGGAAACCAGAAGCGAACGTCCGGTAGCTGCTGAACAATGCGGACCCATGCCCACGTGTACGCCGGACTGAATAGATCGCCAGAGTCGTGCACCCGGAAGTACTTCTGGCCTTTTTGCCGGTTGGTCGACTTCCGGATCACCATAACCATAAGACTGATAAACGCTTCCGTCCCGGCGTCGCTCTTGAGACACTCACGTACCCACGTGAACCGTGCTTCCTGAGCCTTGATCACTCCGGGGTACTGCGTATAGCTACCCTTTTTGGCGTAGCAGTGATCGCAGATTGAACCTTCACCGTAGACCGCGAACGGGCATGCTGCCCCGGCCGGGAGTCCCCAGCTAGCACTGGGCATCTTCCGTGTTTCAGTCAGTAGCAGCGAGGTCGTGCCGGGCACGTACATTTTGGGGATGTAGTGGCGCATCAGTTGACTCCGTCGAGCGACACCGGGCGAGGTGTCTCATATGGCAGGACTTCCTGCAGGGTTGCGTCGGGGTAGTCGCTCACCTCTGGGCCGGCTGACTCCGGGATCTCGCCGAACCGAACGTTCACGTCGGCGAGGTGACAACGGAGCAATTCCAGAATGACGCGTGCTTCGTCGTCAGAGTCGGCCGCGAAAACGACCGGGACGGTGATGTGTGCAACGTAGGCCATTAGAGATCCTCGATCATGCGCACGATAGCCTCGTGTGCCGCTTCGAGCGTCAGTGCGCCAAACTCGTCTGAATCACCCCATTCGCCATTCGAGTCATTTGCCCACAACCAGCTACGGCAGGACTCAAGGTTGCGAATGTCGAGGTCGGCAAACATGCCGTAGAACCGGTAGCCGGTCCGTTCGTGTGTTGCGTCAATCGCAGTGGCGACTGACTGAGTGCTGTCTTGCATGCCGTGTACTATGCACGATGGATCAGGTATCGTCAACGTTTTGTTGACATGGTGCTGTATTGATCTTCGTCACAAAGATCAATACAGACCTGGACTCTCTCTACTCTCTCTCACACTCTCGTAAGTAAGTAAGTAAGTATGTTCTATCCCTCATAGTGGGATATCTCTCTTTACAAGGCTGGTCCCGACCGGCTATCAGTCGCGTCAGTCATGCCTTGCGCTGTGTGCATACACTCCAACGCTCACTCGATCAATGAAGCGCTCACACAGCGCACACAACCTGTCACGACCCTTGCCACACAGCACGAGCTCTCCCGTGACGCGCTCAACTGGCATAGACGTAAGCATCTAGAGTCCCTCGCCCCGCCTACCGTCTCTCGCATCCGAGCCTCGACAGCTGGTGTCCGGGGTGTCACCGGGTCACTAGATCGTGCGCGAGAACGATTCCTCCGGTGGTACGCGCAGTCTGGCAACGTTACCTACGCTGCAAAACGTGCTGGTGTGCCTCGTAACACCATTTACGAATGGCAAGAGGCATCTGATCAGTTTGCTGCAGCGTTCCGTGAGGCGGATCTTAAGGCTACGGAAGTCCTCGAACGCGAAGCTTGGAGACGAGCGAACGAGGGAGTAGCTGAACCGGTCTATCAACACGGAAAGCTCGTCGGAACGATTCAGCGCTACTCGGACAACCTGTTGATGTTCCTACTCCGGGCCAGAGCTCCGGAGCGGTACCGGGACCGGGTCGACGTGAGCGTTGCACCCATTATCAAGTCCGTCTCCGGATTCGACCCGGCCGACGTGGTCTGACCCATGCCTGACTGCAGTAGTGACTGCAGTAGCGTGCTGCAGGCAGGCATTCTGAGATCAAACCTAGAGGCTAGCCTCTTCCTTGCTACGGTAGCGCGACAGCTCGCGCGGCCGCGTCAAGGAACGCGCGCGTCACCTGGTAGTGGGATAGTCCGTAGGACTACCCCACGGGTACCACATGGCCCCCGCGGCTGGTCGCCCCCATATAGCTATACCCGACGATGTGAAAAATTCTATTTCACTGTAGAGCCAGGGTGATGGCGCGGACGCAGGTGAGGCGGAAGGTTCAGGTTGATCGGGTTGAGACGGCGAAGAAGAAGGACGGGGAAAGGCCGTACGAACCGTGGGGGGCGTGTCGCGAGGTGATGGGGTATCGGGGGCGGGAGGTATTGCTGGCTGGGCCGGCGGGGACGGGGAAGTCGAGGGCGGCGCTGGAGAAGGTAAATCTGGTAGCGCTGCAGGTACCGGTACGTGCGGCGATGGTCAGGAAGGTGAGGAAGTCACTGACGCAGGCGGCGATGGTGACGTTTGAGACGAAGGTATTACCGGAGCCGAGCGGGGTGAGGTTCTGGACGGAGGACCAGGAGTATCGGTATTCGAGTGGGGCGACGGTAGCGGTGTGTGGGTTGGACGATCCAGAGAAGATCAAGTCGACGGAGTTTGACTTGATTTACGTCCAGGAAGCGACAGAGCTTGACCAGTTGGACTGGGAGTTACTGGTGTCGCGTTTGCGGAACGGCGTGTTGTCTTATCAACAGCTCATTGCGGATTGTAACCCGGCGGACCCGTACCACTGGCTCAAGCGACGGTGTGACGCTGGTCAGTGCAAGTTGCTTGACACACAGCACCAGGACAACCCGGTGTTGTACGACCATAGACGAAGTGAGTGGACGGAGTTTGGGCGAACCTATCTCGAGACGCTGGATACGTTGAGTGGGTACACGTATCAGCGGTTGAGGTTAGGGGTGTGGTGTGCCGCGGACGGGATGTTTTTCACGGAGTGGGATCCGAACGTGCACGTGGTGCCGGAGTTCGAGATTCCTGCTGAGTGGGCGCGCTGGGTATGTGTGGATTATGGGTATGCGGCTCCGTTCTGCGCGTTGTGGATTGCGCGGGATCCGGAGACGCGGGTGATGTACGTGTATCGGGAGCGGTACGCGAGTGGGTTACGGGACGAGGAGCAGGCGGATTTGATACGGGAGTGCAGTGAGGGGGAGCGGATACTGCAGTTTGTGTTGGATCCGTCGATGTTCAATGCGCGGTCGGAGGCGATGCGGCCGAGTATTGCGACGGTGTATGCCGAGCGCGGGGTAGGGCCGCTGCAGGTAGGGATGAACGCGCGGCGGACGGGGTGGGCGGTAGTGAGACGGGCGTTGGCGGTCGGGGAGGGTGGGCCGAGGTTGAAGGTGCTGCGGGGGATGGCTCCGAATTTAGAGCGGACGATCCCGGCGATGGTGCA